TAGCAACAGACGCAGCAGCAGCTATATTCTGGAAGTCAAGTGCAGTTCGTAGAGCTGAAGGGTTTGCACAAACTATTATTAATAAGAATGCACCCGGTTATAAAGGAGGTACTATCTTGGAAGCAATGGTTCGTTTCGGTGCAACTATTAATAGAACAGACGAGAAAGGCGTTTGTGCTATCTATGAAGCAAGTTAATTAACGGGGTGTAATAGCCCCTTAATACTTTAAATATGAATAGAGAAGAATTAACAGAACTTTCTAAACAATACTTTAACAGCAATAAAGATTTAGATCAAATTATCGCCTGTTCGGATGGTAATTTCTTTTATACAGAGTCAGATGCTAGTTATCATTTCGCAAAGAATGATATAGAAAAATATGTAATTAGCAGAGCGGACTTGAACCCGCCAAAACCAGTAATAAAAGAACCTATCAAAAAAGTTGAAAAAAAAGTAGTTAAGAAAGTAATAAAAAATGATAAGTAATGGGTAAAATTACATTCACAATTGCGCAGGGAGGCGTGGGAACTCCTTTACCCGGAAAAGATCATTATGCTGGATATTTATTTGATACCGACTATTTTCCTTCAAGTTTTCCGACAGGAGTGAAAAAGGTTTTATCTTTGGCAGCAGCCGAGGATTTAGGGATAGTAGATACTCATTCAGATGAAACTAAGGCTACAAGCGGACAGGCTACAATTACTGTACCGGGCGCAGCAACAGAGATACAAACTATATCAATAACACCAACTAAAGGAACGGCAGTAACATTAGGTTCTTATAATGTTGTTACAGGAGATGCTAATGCAGATGTAGCTTCAGGATTGGTAGTGGCTATAAATTTACTCACTTCGGTTCATGGATATGTAGCAACCTTAAATGGTGTTATTGTAGAATTAGCAGCACCAGCAAAACAAGGGGCAGCTATTAATGCAGGATTAACATTTACTTCATTAACAGTTACGGGAGCAGCCGGAACAGGAACAGCTACAGTAGTTCAATTTTCTGGTGGTGTTGGTTCACAGATTGCACCTATACACTATCATGTTTCTGAATTTTTCAGACAACAGCCCGGTGGTGTTCTTTGGATTGGACTATATGATTATTCAGGAGCGTATGCAGCAACAGACTTAAAAGTTGTTCAAGATTTTGCAGAAGGTCAAATACGTAACTTTGGGGTTTATCTTCAGGGTACTTATGCAGCTTCATTTGTAACAAGTTCACAAACTGTTGTTGATGGTTTATTTTTAGAAGATAAGCAGGTTGACAATGTTTATATTGCCGCTGATTTATCAGCAACGACAATAAGTGCTTTAACAGATGTAACAGCGTTAAGTTCTGAGAATTGTTCAGTAGTATTAATGGAAGATGGAGGAGGTGAAGGATACCGATTAACTGGTGTTGCGGCTAAATCTATTACGTCATTAGGAACTGTTTTAGGAGCTAAAGCAAAAGCAAATGTACATGAGAATTGTGGATGGGTAGGTAAATTTAACTTAGCAGGTTCAAATGTAGATTTTGGAACTACTGAGAATGATACTATCAATTTTGCAACAGGAGAAACTTATGCAGGGCAACCAGTAAGTGTTATTGGTGATGCTAATACACCTGCTTTACTTACAACTTATGGTTATCATTGGGCAAAGAAATATGCAGCGGTTACAGGATCATATTTAGATACTACGCCTACCTGTACTTTGGCTAGTTCAGACTATGCGCGTACAGAGCGTAATTCAGTAATGAATAAGGCAATTCGATTAGTAAGAACAAATGAAACACCATTAGTAAATAGTCCTTTATATGTAGATGCAGCAACAGGAAAGCTAGATTATGCAACAATTCAAACTTTCAAGAATGCAGCCTTTGAAGGATTAGAGCAAATGGCAAGAGATGGAGAAATAAACACGAATACAGATGGTAATTTACCGGCAAATTCAGTGGTTATTGATGCAGATCAAAACGTTGTTACTAATGCAGAGGTTCAGTTAACTATTAACATCGTGCCAGTTGGAACTGCAGAAACAATTAGCAATACAATAGGCTTTAAAACTCAAATATTATAATGGGACAAACAGCAGTATTAATAAATGGAAGGTCTTATTCTTATGTTGATATTACAGCAGTAGGATTAGGCGGTGCATTTCCGGGAATGAAGACGATTTCATACGAGCAAACTCAGGACAAACCGAATAATTTTGGTACATCCGAAAAGCCCGTAAGTCGTGGGCGTGGTAAAAGGGATGCATCTGGAAGTATGCAATTGTCTATGAATGATCTTGAGGCTTTAAGGGATGCAGCACCGAATGGTAGTTTGTTGGATATTCCGGCATTTGATTTTATTTTAGTGTATGGAAATCCACAAAAGCCAGTAACTCATATTTTAAAAAGTTTAGAGTTTACTAATGATGGTGGTGATGGTTCAGAGGATGATACAGATTTAGTTTATACTTTAAATTTTGTATTTGCGGACTTAAAAACTAGATAATGATAGATAAAGCACCGAAAAAAGACGGCTTAGAACTAACAGAATATTCTTTTAAATTTGGGGATTATGAATATAAATATGTAATTCAGAATCCTACATTTGAACAATTAGCAGCAGCACTAATGGAAACAACAGCCACAGGAACTACATCGGTTTTAGCAGGTGGTAAATCCATTTGGGAATTATGTTGTGTATCTTATGATGAAAAAATAGACAAAGATGCTAGAATTTTAGTTACTATTTGTTCAGATTTATTCAATCATTATGTTATGCCTTTAGACATTGACATAAAAAAAAATTGAAGGAATATAATGTAATAAAATTTATAGGGTTCGGGCAATGTGTAGCCTTAATCCTATATTTTTTTAAAATTGATATAATAAAATACAAAGATAAAAAAGAAGCAATATCAGACATGATTAGATATTGGAAATATATTCAGATGTTATCAAAATCGGATATTTTACCAATAGCAAACATCCCTATAAAATTCAAATAGATGTCGCAAAAAAATGTAGAATATGTAGTTGGAATGCGTGATAATTTCTCACGTAAGATGAACAGAATGGATAATACTACAAAACGTTTTAACCGTTCTATTGGTTCAACTATTGGACGTTTTGCTACATTTGCAGCTGTTGGTGGTATCTTGGTAAATGCCACTAAAAAGATAGCAGATTTTGAAGAACAAGTATCAAATTTAAGTGCAATAACAGGAGCTACAGGAAAAGACTTAGACTTTCTAAAGATGAAAGCCATTGAGATGGGTAAAGCTACAACAAAAAGCTCAATAGATACAGTTAAGGCGTTTAAATTAATAGCAAGTGCAAAACCCGAGTTATTAACAAATACACAAGCATTAGCAGGGGTTACTAAAGAAGCTATTGCATTAGCTGAAGCATCGGGGTTAGATTTACCTGTGGCTGCTACAGCTTTAACAGATGCATTAAATCAGTTCAATTTAAGTGCTGATGAATCATCAAGAGTAATCAATGTTTTGGCTGCTGGTTCTAAATTTGGTGCTGCCGAAATTCCCGATTTAACAATGTCATTAAAAGAATTTGGGGGTGTTGCAGAATCATTAAAAATACCAATCGAACAAGCTACAGGAGCAGTAGAAGTATTAGGTCAAAAAGGAATAAAAGCATCAAGGGCTGGTATAATGATGCGAAATGTTCTTTTAAAAATGGCTAGTGCAGCAGATCAAAAATTTAATCCTGCAATTGTGGGACTTGATACAGCACTTGAAAATTTAGAACCTATTCAAAATGATGTTAGCAAATTAACGAAAATGTTTGGTAGACAAAACGTAATAGCAGCACAGGCGTTAATAAAAAACAGAACAGAAGTAGATAGGTTAACACAGGCAGTAAAAGGCACTAATGTAGCATACGAACAACAAAGAATAAATACTGATAACTTAAATTCAGACGTAAAGAGCTTAAGTTCAGCGTGGGAAGGATTTATACTAAATCTTAATGAAAGTAATGGAGCTGTTTCTGAGTTTTTCAGGAAAAGCATTCAAGGTGCTACTGCCTTAATAGATAGAATTGACAGATTAAACAAGTCAGCAGAACAGTTAGGAAAATCAAGAGCAGAGAAGTCTTTTCAATCTACAAGGGATTACATATTAAGACAAGAAAAACAATTTCAGGTTCCTAGAGTTGATGAGTTGATTAAGACTCAAAAAATAATTATAAAAGCAGCTCAGAAGGAATTAGATAAAAATGGTGAATCTATATATTTCACTAAAAAATCATTAAAAAGACTTAATACTAATTTAACAGCAGCACAAGAAAAGTTTAATATGTTGCTAAAATTAAAGGGTGATTTATTAAGCCCACAGGAAGAAAAGAAGAATATTGATCCATTAACAGGGTTACCAGTAACAGGAACAAGTACAACGACAAAGACAAAGATAACAGCAGCAGCACCAAAAATATTTAATATTAATATTGAGAATTTAGTTGAAACATTTAACGTAAACAGTACAACTATAAAAGAAGGTGCTATTGATATACGTAAAGCAATAGAACAAACATTAGCAGAAGCATTAGCAGACGTTCAAACGGTAGCGATATGATAAGGTTAAACTGTGAAATAACGATAAAAGACCCTGATCCAAATGTAAAGAGGGGTTATAAATTCACATACGTGAATCGAGTTGTAATAAATAAAAGTTATGATACTTTTACAGATACAGCAACTATTGTTATGCCTAATAAATTCAAAGATGATAATATCAATTTATTAGATGTGTTTAACGAAGGTGATG